ATCGGATTCGGCTCATCTGCCCCACATTTCGGGCACTCGTAGTCTGCAACCACTACCATTACGGCTTCCCCATTACGAACCCCGCCGCATACTCGAACCGGCCGCGGTCGAAGTTGCCGTTTCGCGCGTAGCAGAACGTACCAAGCTCGCTCACAAGGTGCGCCCACAACGAGAACTCCTTGGTACCGGGCTCAGGGCGCAACCGGCTAAGTATTTCCGCTAGGTCGGTGAAATCGCGCTTATACATTGCCATTAGCAGCACCACCTTCCTTCCTCGTACATATACTCCTGTGCGCTGTTCGCTTCCCATGTCTCCATGATGCGGTCCCACGGGTCTTGCGTCGCTGTGCCGTTGACGGTTGCCTTAAAGCAGTCACCCTCAATGGGGTTGCACTCGTTCGGCATCGAGCAGGGCGGGTCGCCGCACGCCTGGTTCACGTCGTCGGCCTGGTTCCGCAGGTTACCGATGTAGTTCAACTTCAGCCATTCCTCGTATTCTTCCTCGCTGTCGGCGGTGCGCTTGGCTAGCACCTTTTCGCTTGCAGCGGTAACGAGGTCGGGCTGAGGCAACGCGGTATTGTAATACGGCGTGCCGTAACTAGCCGGCAGCCGACGTGGCGTTGTCTCCGGTAGGTTGGCTGTCTGCTCGTGGCCCGTTGCGTCGGTCCATATGTCATACAAGAACCGCTCCTGCATCGAGGTTTCGATGGCCCAACTACAGTAGGTTTTCCGAACTCGGTCTATAGCTGTCCACGGCTCAACACCCTGCAGTATGAGCAGCGAGGCGAGCAGCGTCCCAGTGCGACCATGCGCGCCAAGACAACCAGTCTCCACAACCTTGCCGCGCTTTAGCTGCTTGAGCAGCCATCGTGCAGCAGGCAAGAACTTTCGCGTGCTGGCAGGCGTCATGCCGTCGGACCATGGGTATATGGCCCATTTCGTACGCCCGCCGTCTTGAACCCACGCAGGCTTCCAACCCGGAGTAGTGACGGTGTGGTCTTTTGCCCACGCCGAATCCAGGTAAAAGCCGATATCGGGTTCAACAGTCATAGCCGCCCGCTCCCGGTCCGCCTCCGTATTAATCCAGTAACCAGGTCGGTCCATAAAAGCGGACACTAGCACTTCAAGCCCATTTTCGAGCTTGAAGATATCCTGCCAGTGCGTACAACTTCGCGCATTAGAAGAAGTTGTTGTCGCTGTCGTAGCTGGTACAAATCGCTTCTTCTTTCGTCGTCGACTCAATCGCATCACCTCCCTTCGGTGTCTGAGTCTAAGCTGAGGTGGCAGGATTCGAACCTGCAACCACCGGATTAACAGTCCGGCGCTCTACCAGTTGAGCTACACCTCAAGGGTGACGGCCCGGCACTACGTGACGCGCTAGCTAGTCGCGTTCACCCGCTCAGCGGCCGTCACACCGTCGGCATCGGCGGTAATTCGCCGAGCCGCTCTTTCGGTCTCCGTCGGTCGGGAGAGTAGAACTCCGAGGCATGCGTTCGGTTCCACGTCCGCCGGTCAAGCTTGTCTAGGTATTCTTCCAACCACCATTCATAGCTACCATCCGGTAGTTCTACGTGGTACGCAGCTACCTTGTGGTTACTTGAACGACAAACTGTCCGTCCCGTCAGTCGTACAGAGTGCCACGTATCTAGGCTATCCAACCACCTGAAAGCCCGTCGCCCCACGTATCGGAGCTTGGGGTAGAGTGGACTCGCATGAGCCATTGTCCATTTTCCCGTATGAGGCCAGTTGTCGTGCTTATCTGCTTTCCAGCGTAGCGTCTTAATCACGTCGGTTGTACTCCTATCCACTCAATACTACGGCCCATCCCTAACGCACGGCCTACGGGCCGCATAGCAGCGTTCCACAACGCTTGCACTTCTGGACTGGCGTAACCTACCAGTTTCCAGTACAAATCATCAGCCTGCCAAACTAGCAGCTTTGCCAGTCGGTTACAGTCTTCGTCGTCGTACATCTTATCGAAAATGCACCCGTTGTTATGCTCTAAGGACCAGCACATGTCTACAAAGGTCCGGGCCTTTAGCTGGCCCGTCAGGTAATCATGGGCCAGTTCAGCCGCGGTTGCCCATCCATCGCCGCCGTATCCGCCGTTAACAAGTATGTTACGGAACACATACTCTGCGTCCTTCAAGATGCTAGGACCCTCTTGTTTCAGTACCTTATTCCAAGCCGCCCACGCTTCGCCGCGATAGACAGCCTCGCCGCGTGCCCAACCGCACCGTTCCAGCATGTCACGAATGGACGCTGGAACCTGTTCGTCAAGCATGCGTCCCTGGGCGCTTTCACAGTCCCAGGTCTCGTACTCGCCGCACCCTGACTCGGACGACGCATCGCACTTGTACGTGACGTGGTGGCAGTTCGTCCACCCTACGTCACCACAATTGTCGGCATCGTAGTCCGGACTATCTTCCTCCGGACACTCTGCCACGTCGTTTTCACAAGGGTCGTCGTCGTCGTGCGATGGAATCCAACAGTCGTCGCATCCATAGCATTCGTAATCGTCGTCGCCCGTACCTGTAACGTAACGGGCTTCGCCGCCTACGACGACGGAGAGGTACTCAGAGAACTCGCGGGCCAGCTCGCCTTCAAGCTGCTCCAACATGCTCCCGGCGTGTTCGTGGCCGTTAGCCTCTAGCCTCTCCAACAAGTGAAAGTCCGAGCAAGCGCGGCTTAGGTCGCGCTCGCCTAGGTTGTCCATAGCTTACGTTCTCACCCCCCGTCCACCTTCCGTAGGGTGGGTGGCCCAGGATTCGAACCTGGTCAGCCAACGCCTCGCCGGGGTTGCGGCCCGGTCGCGCTTCCAAACGCACACCACCCGTGCTCATGAAAATAGGGCTAGCCTACGCCCTGCGCCCCTGCCTACTCCTGACCGTTAGGCAGGGACGCGCGGCCCAGTTAGTCGAGCAGCGTTAGGTAGGACGCCTCACTACCCGTCAGCATCGTTAGCCGTCGCAGGTGCGACAACCACTGTTCGGCCGCTGAAACCTGCGCGGCAGTGTCCAGCGGGCGGTCAATCACGGTCAACCACCCGCAGGTACAACGCCACTGTTCGGGTAGGCGCGTCCGGTCCACCTGGTGAACCATTCGCCCTCCTACTCTAAGCGTACCACGCCCGTCAATAGGCTGTTTGCCCTACTCCCTTCTACGTCCATCGCCCTACGTAGAACTACGTAGGACGAAAGGCTTAGAACGGGTAGCCCTCCTCCTCGAGCACGGCTCGCGCTACGTCAACCGGGCGGTCGCCTGACTCGAACGCATCGCGGTAGGCGTAGTCCGCCAGGTCGCGGTTCGTGAGCCCGCCGGTCCAACGGCCTAGGCTAGCGTCAACCCTAGCCATCCACCGCTCGAACGCATCTTCAGTTGTGGTCGACAAAGGATGTAGTCACCCCCCTTCGTCCTAGTGCCATCGCCCTACACCGTCCGACGTCGCCTCCCACAAAGGGTGTAGGACGAAAGAACTAGGCGGGTCTCCGCTACACGAGCGCGAGGCCAGCTACCTTAGTCCCGTTCAGGCAGGCCGCAGTGTCACTCCTGCCCTACCTTCAGCATACCACGCTCGTCAACCACTCAAAGACCTAGGACCACCGGCCTCCCAGCAGCCGGCGGCCCTAGGTCTCACGTACTAGGTCCCTCGGCCTAGTCGAACTCGCCCATTCGGATGATGCCCGCCGAACGACGTAGGACATCCCAGTCGACGACCGCGACGCCGGGGGACACGAGCGTGACTTCGGGCTTAGGTCGCACGACCTTGACCCTAGGCTTACGCCCTAGGCATTTCGGCTCGTCCACTCGGACGAACGTCCTAGTCCCATCGGCCTCGAGGTGGTACACTGAGACCGGGGCCACGGCGCTCTTTGCCCTAGGCCGAATGGTGCCAGCAGCCGCCAGAACGTCGTAGGACGCTCCCAAGCCCGCCACCATCGAAGGACCTAGGTCGTCCGGCCGCATGAGGTCGCGTAGGTCCATGCGGTCGCACGGTAGCGGGTGACGCGCGTTGGCCCAACGGCCTAGGTCGTGCGCCGACCGCCACCCTTGCGTGTCGTAGGTCATTAGTCTCACCTCCTCTCCTCACTGGGACCAGTATAGCACGGCGAACGCAGGGGTCAATAGGTCCTTAGTAGTAGGCCGGCAGGTCAGGCGACGAGCTGGAGGCCCTAGGTCAATGGTACTACTGTCTGGTTGGGGGCGCCCTACGCCTTAAGCACTAGACGCGCCTCGGCCGGCCTACGCTACGTACGACCAAGGGCCTAGGCGGGACGGCAACCAACCCCCTTCCTAAGACCTAGGTCCTTTGGCTGGGTAGTCCGCGTTGCGTTATTTTCGTGCAACGTTCGTGCAACAAACTCGCCTACGTAGTTGGAGAATGTTGAGATTTCTTGAATGGCCGTTCAAAGTGCTTTTCCTTGCAGCCCAAGGGAAACAAAACTACCCCCGCATCATACCGCCTAGTGTAGAGGGCTAGTACGGGGAACCTACGAGGCTACGCCAGTAGCCGAGTGGAGGGGCCAAACACCGGACCGGCGGTGAGGTTCCTGCTGGGAACCAAGCGGCCTTAGTCGTAGGGTTGACCGGCCGCTTAAGCGACAAGCTGCAGCTTTTGAACGTAACCCCTGAACGTCCTTAAGCATAGCCCAGACGTATGTCTGAACGTGGGAGGAACGTGTGCAAAACGAATGTTCGGTAGAGGACCGGCCAGTTAGGCGTCAGGTTCATCGATTTTCTGAAACCGCTCTTGACGACCCCGATTCTGTCTTTTGCGCTTGTGGGGGCTGGACCCTGAAGCTGTGGGACCCGCGCGTAAAGGGCCGTGACTGGGGCTGGGTTGTAGAGGGTGCGGCAGAGGGTAGAGTCTACGATGCCGTTTAACCCGGAGACCGGAACGGCGGCCGGGGAGGCCAGCGGTAGGGCCAGACGTCGCAAGGCTCTGGCTCCAGAGGACCGCGCTCTTGAGGCCATAGCCAACAGACTGCCAGCTCTCGCTGACGAGCTGCTCGATGCCGCCTTCGGGAAGGGGGCCTTTGAGGCCCTGAAACCCGAGACGCGGTTGCAGGCCGTAGTACGGGCGCTTGAGTGGCGGCTAGGGAAGCCGAGCTCACGTCTGAAGGAGGTTGACACGAACGAACAGCCGTTGCCAACCCCTGATGAGCTGTTTAGAACTTCTGACACGCAGGGCTAGCCCGCGCACCTCGAGGCTCCGCGCGCCGTGCCCTGTCCCTCTGGGAGGAGGGTTCGGCCCGTTGAGGCGTAGGCCGTTTGACCGAGGTGTCGGAGACCGCCTCTAGAGAGGCAACCCGTGAAACGCGAGCGGGCACAGAAGGAAAAGGCCAAGACGACTCGTAAGGTCGCTGTGGACGAGAAGCTGGAGAGGGTGGACACCACGGCGGTCAAGAACGAGCTGGACGAGCTGCTGGAGGCGATAGACTCCGTCCTGGAGAAGAACGCCGCCGAGTTCGTGCAGGACTACGTTCAGCTGGGTGGAGAATAGTGGCCGACCACGGCAAGGGTAAGTGTGCCGTTGACCCCTGTCCAAAGCATGGTCCCGTTAAGAAGGGCAAGGGCATGGGTAAGGGCGGCAGCGGCGGGGGCCACGCCGGTCTCGGACAGGGGGCGTAGCGTGACACCCGAGAAGTTTAGAGCGGCCATGTTGGTTTCTGGCTCTATGGCCGGCGCCATGGCGACGGTTGGTTTCTTCGTGGGGCAGCCCATCTTGATGCTACTGGGTATCGTGCTGTCCTGGTGGTCGTTCTGGCGCTACGAGGTCCACCGGTGAAGACTGGGGTCCTGTACGTGACGTGCCCGAAGTGCCGTAGGCCAACGCCTGCGGTGCCACTAGGGCGCGACCTGGAGTGTGAGCACTGTGCCGATTCGAAAGGTTAAGGGCGGCTATAAGTGGGGCAGCCAGGGCAAGGTGTACAAGACTCGTAAGGGCGCTGCCAAGCAGGCGCGAGCCGCATATGCCCACGGTTACCGCGGCGCCGGCAAAAAGCGAGGAACGTGACGAAACGCTGGTCACCGGAGACGTGTCCTAGGTGCGGTAGGCTGTTGCCTGGTGCGCGCTGGGAGACGTGCTTCTGCTGGCGCACGAGAGGAAGCGGTCTTGATGACTTTACTCGACAAGAGCTGGCGACTCTTCGTCTACGCCTTGAGGGACCTGGAAGAGGTCGTAAGACTCGCCGTATGCCACGTCCGGGGACATCAGGAACCTCAGCTGTTAGTCGAGGAGAATACGTACCTGAGACTAGTGTGTCCGCGGTGCGGGCGTGAGCTCTAGGGCCTATGGGCAGCTCGAGCTCAACCCTGGTGCTCAGGAGGCGTTCGTTCACAACGAACACCTCTACTCCGCGTACATCGGTGGTGTGGGAAGTGGTAAGACCTATGCCGGCTTCGCTCGCGCCCTTAAGTACGCGATGCAGACTAAGCCAGAAGGTCAGTTTCACGGCCCACGAGTTACGGTGGCGGCTGCAACGTATCCGCTTCTCATGGACGCAGTGGTACCGCCGGCACAGGAAATCCTGGCGCTAACAGGCGTCGCAGACTGGGACAAGTCCTTTAAGAAGCAGAAGAAGGAGCTGCACCTCCCCAACGGCGGCACCATCCTCTTCCGCTCTCTAGACGACCCTGACACCGTGATGCGTGGTCCTGAACTTGCCGGGGTGTTCATCGACGAGGGCCGTAATGTCTCGCTGTACCACTGGAAGCTGGTCACCGGCCGGCTTCGTCAGAAGGGCTACAAGCGCGCGGCTTGGGTTTGCTCGACGCCTAACGGCCACGACTGGATGTGGTCGGTCTTTCACCCAGATTCTGTGGACGTGTGGGACGACACTGACTGGTTTGGTGCGCCAACACACGAGAACAAGCACCTTCCGCCTGAGTACGTTAAGGCGCTGGAGGACTCCTGGGAGGGACGCTTCTACGAGCAGGAGGTCCTCGGCCGCTTCGTTGGAGTGGTTGAAGGCGGTGTGTTCCCGTACTGGGACCCAGAGACGTTCGTCTCGCCCAACCTAAAGTACAGGACTGACCTACCCCTGTACACGTTCTGGGATTTCGGCTACGGAGACCTAGGTGTGTGCGTGTTCGCGCAGGTCGAGTGGAAGGAAAGGTCAGATGCCTCACAGAAACGGGGAGGAGCCAAGGTCAAGGTTCCTTGGCTCTACGTGCTCGACGTCATCGCTGCAAAAGAGTGGGCGGCTGTGGACTGGGCTCGAGCCTGGAAGTCCAAGCTCGCAGAGTCCTTTGACGGAGCTCGTCCCCTGGGCAACTTCGGGGACCCGGCTGGTCACCAACGTAACCCGTCGACTGGAACGTCAGTCATAAGTGACTTGAATTCTGCAGGTGTGCCGGTTACGGCGGCGCCTAAGCGGCCGCAGGACTACGCCATCCGCATCCTGAATAACATGATGGCGGGAGAAAGAGTCTGGGTTCGAACTCCAAACGCAGACCAGGTTGCACAGGCATTCGCGTCTCATAAGTGGAACGTCGACCGAAACGGCATTCGCATCGGCAACACGGCCGTTCATGACTGGACCTCACACTTCGTTGATGCCGTGCGTTATGGAACTGCCGTTGTGCTAGGATTGTATGCACGCGAGGACGAATCTGAGACGCCGAGCGAGCTGCTGACACCAGATACTTACGGTCATGTCTTTGACCAGCTGTTGAACCCGCCGGCCAAGAAGTGGCTCGGGCCAAAGCGCAAGGCTGTTCGACCTACGTTCGAGGCCCCACCAATCGTACCTAGGAGCTAGTATGCCTATAGATACGTTTCGCGTCTACTCCGATGAGGAGTCGATGCTCAAAGTCTATAGTCGGCGATTGACGTCGGCGGACCAGCTCTTTGCGAAGACGAAAGCCGAGCGTGAGGCGTTTGTTGCTCGCTACGCCAACGAGGTAGAGGAAGACCAGGTAACCGAAGAGGGTCACCGGGTCAACGTTACTAACGGCATCGGCATCATCGATACGATGTTTGCTTCGATGACTGCAGTTGATGTAGAGTTCATCGCTAAGGCGGTTGGCAACGGTACGCCCGAGCAAGCGGTAGCTGCCACGAGTGCGCTAAACCAAAGCTGGCACGACACGAAGGGCGCGCGTAGGGCTAAGAAGGCCGTCAAGGACGCGCTCCTCGTCGACCTCGGAGTCGTGAAGGTTTATTACGACTACGTGACCGACGTGGAGGTTCGAGACCGCCCCGACGCAGCCGTCAAGGCCGAACTTACCGAGGTGGTCAAGAACGGCGACCAACGGACAATCGATGACATTCTCGCCTCGGGCGAAATAGCGTTGGTCGAGGATGTTGAGGTCGTGCTACGCGACCGCGTATGCGTTGATTATGTTCCCTGGAACATGGTCCGTTATGACCCCAGCGCCAATCAGGCTGAAGATGTTCGATGGGTGGCACAGTACACGCGGCACCCGACGCCCGAGGTTACCCTGAATCCGACTTTTCGCGCCTTCGTCCAAGACCGCTATGGCAAGGTCGTCGGTGACCGGCTGCTAAACGGCTTGGAGGGCGACTCCACCATCGACGCGGTAGGAATCGCAGGAGACTACAGCGACGTTGAGGGCCTCTCGAAAGACGAGAAGGAGGATTCCGTTCGCGTAACCCTCGTCGAGATGTGGGACTTTGAGACCGGCCTGGTGACCGTCTTTCCCCGCAATCGTACCGACCTGGTGCTGCATCAGCGGGTCAACCCCCTGATGCTAAACCTAGACCTCGAAGACCGCTCCCCGTTCAAGTTCCTAGGCGTGCGCTGGCTGCCGGGCCGCTTTGAGGGTGTCGGCGACATGCGCGTTATCCGGCCGTCCCTAGACGAACTGGACGAGTATCGTAGCAACCTAGCGACGCACATTGCACGTACTATCCCGAAGCTCATCGGACCGGCTAGGGCGCTCTCACCGGCCGGCAAGAAGGCTCTGGAGTCGACCACCTGGGGCGAGTATGTCCCGCTGGAGGAGGAGCACGTTGCCAGCGAGGTGCAGCCGCTAGTGCCCCCACCGCTGCCGCAGGAGACCTTCGAGGTTCCTGAGAAGATTCAGGCCGAGATGAAGGAGGCTACTGGTGCTAACGAAGTCCTTCGTGGTGTCTTCCCATCCCGTCGTACGACCGCGACCGAAACGCAGCTCGTCACGTCGGCCGGTCAGAACCGTCAGGCTGAAAGACGGGCGGCTCTAGAGGAGTGGTACACCGACGTCGCTCGTACCATGCTGCAGCTAATGCAGGTGTACTACGACCGTGACCGCATACTTCGCTACACGAACGACCTTGGTGAGGAGTTTGTATGGGAGTGGAACCGCGAGGATATAGCGATGGATGCGGACATTCGCATCTCGCTGACTCCGCGCGAGAACCTAACCCGCGAGGAGACGTTCCAGAGGTGGCTGCAGGTAATGAACCTAGCGGTGGCGATGCCCGAAACTGACCGAAACGAGCTAATGAGGCAGGTCTATCGCGCCATCGGCCTACGCGAGGACGAGATTCGGGGACTCATCAAGACTCCCGAAGAGGTTGAAGCTGAAAGACAGCGTGAAATGGTCTCGACGCAGCTTGCTGCTGCGCCGCAGCCCGCGTCCAGCTCCCCACCGGGTCTTAGTATTTCGCCTGCCAGAAGCTAGGAGAAGCGTATGACCATCTTGGAAGCTGGTCTACTTGCCGCTCTAACTGCCGCAGTAAGTTCCTTTGTGACCTATGTAGTTATTATGGCGCGCGTTGGTAAGATGCTAGCTCGAGCGTACGGCAGCATACATGACGAGGGAAAGAAAGACACCTATCATCTCAGTATGGATGATGCCAGAAAGCTCTTTAATCCCACGGATACGACTACACCGCCTACTACTGGACAGTACCTGTAAACCACGCACCGCTAGCGTAGAGGAAACGCACCTGGCTTCCACCCAGGAGTCGTCGGTCCGAGTCCGACGCGGTGCTCTGTCGAGGCCCTAGCCACAGCGCAACGGCGCCGAGGGCGAGGGGTACAACGAAGGGAGGCTTGCCATGGCACAGAGCCGTGACGAGCTTAAGGCTCAGCAGCAAGTTGAGCTGAGGACCGCCCTAGCGGAGGCGGTTGAGAAGTATCCGTTGACAGCCGAAGCAGAAGACGAGGAAGACTGGAACAGGTGGGAGGCCGAAGGAGGCCAGCCGCCCGAGACCGTTCCCGACCCCGAAACTTCGACGCCCGATAAGCCTGCTCCGGGCGAGGCTCCGCCTAGTACAGTCGAGGCTACCAGCAAGGAAGAAGTTTCATCCGAGGGTGAAACCACAGATGAATCTCCTACCGAGTACTGGGGCGTAGATTTGAACGGCCTTCCGAGCGAGAAGCGAGCGGAAGTTATCGCTCATTTTGAGCAGCAGGATAGTACCATCCGGAAGCTCCAGGAACGACTGGCGAAGAAGCCAGAAGAGCAGCCGGCACCGGAACCTGAGACGCAGGGGCCGGTCAGCGATGAGGACATCATGCGTGCCCTCGGCTTGGACCCCGAATCTCTCGAGTACGAGCAGCTGGCGCCGGTGGTTCTACCGCTCGCCAAGACCGTGATGAAGCTGGAGGAAACCGTCGATGAGATGTCTCAGCGCGAGACGACCCGTGCGGTTGAAAGCGCCTGGAACACGACACTCGACGACCTAGAATCGACGTACGGCAAGCTGCCGTTCGAGCGGGTTCAGGTCCTTCAGTACGCGATTGAGGAGGGCATTCCGTCTCCCGAGGCCGTCTACTTCCGTCTTACCGCCCCTGCAAAGCGCGAGGTGGAGGAGGCAGTAGCCAAGGCCCGTCTCGAAGCGTCGAAGAGGGAAGCTTCGGCAGGTCCGAAGCCGAGCTCCTCGTCCGGGACCTCTGTCGGCGTAAAGGCCGGCATGAGTCTACGAGACGCGGTCGCGGTCGCAGCGAAGGAAGCGGAAAAAGAGACCAAGCTCCGCTGGCGCGATGCCATTAAGGGTCGTCGCATAGCTGTTCCGGAGAACGAGTAAACTCGCTAGGAGAAACAAGATATGTCCATTTACGCCGACCAGTTTGATGTTCTGGTCACGACTACGCTGGACAAGGTCCGGCCGGTTCTGACTGACCAGATATCAAACGAAAATGTGTTGCTTGCGTGGCTCAATATGAAGGCACGCATCAACGTTGACGGCGGGACAGTCATCCGGCGACCTCTCATGTTCGCGTTCAACGACACGGTGGGTTCGTACTCTGGTTACGACCTCCTTGACGTGACGCCGCAGGAAGGTCTTGGCTGGGTTGAGTACGAGTGGCGCCAGCACGCTGGCTCTGTGACCATTTCGGGAGAAGAGGTCAAGAAGAACAGCGGTTCGGCTCAGCTTGTCAACCTGCTTCAGGCCAAGATGGACCAGCTCAAGCTGTCCATCGCGGACGACTTTAACGCCATGCTCTACGGTTCCGGCAACGGAAACGGCGCTAAGGACTTCATCGGTTTGATGGGGATTGTCTCAGACGGAAAGCAGTATGGGTCCTCGGACACCGGCGCTGCCCTCCCGACGGGCGCCTCGACGACCGATACTCACCTCGGTGGCATTAGTGCCACAACGTACACCTGGTGGAGGTCGAACCTAGTCACGTCCCCCGTGGACCTGACCACGTTTGACGGAGTCGATAGCCTGAACAACCTCTATAACAGCATTCGCGTTGACCGCTCCAAGGTTGACCTGGAGCTGACCACGCAGGCGAACTTCGAAGCGTACGAGGCCCTCGCGGTCCCGAATATCCGCTTCCAGTCGCTGCGCGCGGCCGACCTGGGGTTCGAGACCATCGCGCACAAGACGGCTGAGGTCGTCTTCGACCCCGACGTTCCCACGTCGGGTGCGTGGCACGATGGTCTGAACACCGTGGCCGGTGGAGGGGCTTGGTTCATGTTGAATGCCGACCGCCTGGAGTTCGTGCAGCACGCGGATTCCTGGCTCTCGCCGACCGAGTTCGTTCGGCCGTATAACCAGGACGCCAAGACGGCCCTGGTGTTGTCGATGGGTAACCTGATTACGGACTCGCGCCGTAGCCACGGGCTCATCCTCAATACCGTCGTCTAGGTAACCGACTCGTAGGGGGCCGGATTGTGGCCCTCGTGCCCCGGCCCCTTACGACAACGGGAGGAATGATGGCTCTTAAGAACATGACAGGAAACGTTGGAACTGCTCCAGTCTATACCAGCCGGTGGGCTGAACGAGACGCGCGACGCAGGGAGAATATGCGGCTAGCCCGGAAGGCAGCCGCTGCTCGTTCTGGTCGCAGCGTTAAATCGGTCAAGGACCGGGTGGAGAAAGCTAAAGCAGTGCTAGCAAACAAGAATGTTACTGGAGCCATTGCGACGATACAGGGAGTAGCGCCGACGGATGTCGACGTCTATATCCTAGCCGAGCGACATGGGCAGGCCCGCAGGGGCGTGCTCAGGGCGTTCGGTCCCCCGCGCGGTAGCGTGGAACGGCAGTACCTTGCCGAAGCGGGCCTGGGGAGCCCCGAAGATACCCCGGATGAAGGGGCAGAGGAGTAGGACATGACCGTAAAGAAGAGGTACGCCGACCTCCTGACCGGCACCAGCCACGTTGGCGGGGGTGCGGTCTCGGGCGAGGCACGCGCAAATATCGGGCTCGGGTCCGCTTATGCTAGGGTTCTTGGGTTCGAGTTCAAGGGCGACGACGCCGACGTGGACACGAACAACACGCTGGAGTTGACGGATGCGGACGGGCGACTTTTGCTCGTCGCAACGGCGTTCGACGCGGGTGGGACCACATCCGACGAGTACACTGAGCAGGAAGCCGCCATCGGTACGACTGTTTCAGCCGCCTCCACGGTTGGGGTATTCCGCATAGTTGGATATCCCGAGGCGCTGTACGTAGATGCCGCAGGGGACGCCTCCGCCGACACCGAGGGCATGGTTGCCGGCGTGTTCGCCAAGTCGCCAGTGACCGCGACCATCGCGGCCGGTACGGACGGCGACTGGCAAAGGGTCACCCTCTGGGTGGAGGTGTAACATGCCAAACGTTGACAAGGAACTCCACAACCCCGAGGTCACCAACGCCAACCTAATCAAGGAGCGCACGACTTCCAAGCCGAAGCGCGCCCTGAGGGGGGCGGCCGGTGGCACGTACGTCGGGCCGGTCCTTTCAACGGCTGCCATCGGTGACTCGTCCATAACCCACGCCACCGGCATCGCTGCCGGCGGGGTGGAGGACAGCACCGGGTTCCGTGAGTCCGACACCTATCGCATGGGTACCGCCGAGGACGCCGCTACGGCGACCGGGAGGCCGAACCCGGGGGCGGGCCCTGCCCGCACCGTGTACCGGTCGAACGGTATCTTCGGTGGGTCGGTTCCCGGCTACCCGGCGCAGCGGGCGGGGCAGCGTGACGCTGCCGCGGGCGCTGGTTTGACGGCAGAAGGTGCCGCACCTGCCTTCATGGACAAGCGGTCCAACATCTACGGCGACGGGGGCGAGGCCCTCGGCTCCGCGGGTCGCGGGACGCGCGTCCTAGCAGGCGCTGTGGTCAAGGGCGACTTGGGGCAGGTCTCTGGACAGCCCCGCATCCCAGCACCGACCACGCAGGGCACGGCAAACCCGGCAGCGGGCGTCGTGTCCATCATCGCGGCAGCCGGGCAGGTCGAGTCCGACCTTCACGCGGACGACATCACTGGCGGGGCCAACGGCCGAACGGGCTGTGTCGTCTACGTCTTTGCGCGTGACACCGACACCGACGAGGACCTGGCACTGGTCCGCAAGGGAGACTTCGACACTACGACCGCTGGGGCCGTTACCGGCTGCACGTCAATGACCGCGGCTACGTACTCTGTGTACACCGCATTCAAGGATGCCGCTGGTAACATCGGGCCCTGGTCGGCTCGTACGACCGTTGTCGTCTCGTAATAAAGAAACCCCGAGGTCCCAGCCCGTGCCCGTCTCTGGCGGGCTGGGGCCCCCAAGAAGGCGCGTAGCGCCCAAGGAGTAAGACATGGCCTTCAAGGAGAGAAGCACAGGAGCAATCGATACGGTAGCCACCGACCTAGATTTCGGGGCACCGTACGTACGGCCCGTCCGTATCCGCTACGTCGCGTCAACCGACACTACGACTTCGTGGGTCGTTGTTGATGCCGATGGATACAACGTGTTCACCGTCGCCTCGGGCGACTTCACGACCGCCGTTGACCAGGGCCTCGTCTATGACGCGGCCGAGGGCTCGGACGGTGCCGCCATTATCAACGAGGGAAGCAAGGTCTTCAAGAATCCGCTGACGGCGACGCCCTCGGGTGTGGGCGCCGGCACCGCCACCCTGACCATTTGGGCGGAGGTGTAATATGGCCCTTCGTAAGCAGGATTTCGAGGTCACAACCTCCCTGCCTACGGCGGCGCCGACCAAGTTCGCGGGACAGTCGCGCGAGAGCGTAATCCGCTACTCCAACCGGCCGGCATGGCTGCTGGGCTTCGAACTCAGCGACGACCTGTTGACCGGAACGTTCGCGGGCTTCTGCGTGCGCGAGGTCGATGTCATCGATGACCCGACAGGGAACGGAACGGATGCAGATGCATCCGGGCGTGTCCTCTTTAACTACGTCCCGCACGCACTGGACGCGAGCGGCAACCAGGGACCCGTATTTTTGTTCGCCGCCGAGTCCGTTGCCGTTGACGGAACTACAGTCGGAGAAGGACCGCCGGTCCTCTTCAACAGCAAAAAGCTGGAGGTCGAGGTCTTCGGCGGGGGTGCGGCAACTGATACTGTCACCGTTACCCTCTACTACGAGAGCGCCGGCGACTACAGGTTCTAGGAGGCTAACATGGCACACGGAGAGACACAGGCCGTGCTCGGCCTCGGCCGGCCGGCTACTAACGTCCCCTCGCCGCACACGGCAGAGGATAATGACATCACAGGCATCCTTCAGGATGCTGATTTCGACGGCATTGTGGATGCTGACATGCTAGCGACGAATGCTGTAGGCACGGATGAAATTGCCGCGGATGCAGTGACCAAGGCCGAGCTAGCTGGTGGATTCATGAAAGCAACCGTTGCTTCGGGTGTAGATGAAACCGGCCCCAACAACATCCCCGCAACTGGAATGGCCGTGGGTGATGAGGTCGTGGCGGTCCTCGTGTTCACAACCGAGGCATCTCTCGCTACGATGATATCTCACGCCGGAACGTTCACCGCAGCCGCTGACGGTTGTACAGCCGGTACGCCGGTAGACAATACCAGCAACCAGTACATAGTCATCTGGCTCGACCTAACGTAAGGGAGGAACTATGGCAGTCTTCTGCTACCGTTGCAGGAGCTGCGGTGTTCGCTGGCAGGGCGACTTTGCCGGCGAGCATTGCAGCACGCCCGACGTCATACGCGATTATCGCTCAGAGGCCGCTGGCTTTGCCGTTGGCAGCCTGAAGCGAGAGCGCGAGGCCGGCGGGTCGAAGGCTGTCCGCGACAAGTTCCTTCCAACCATAGACGATTTCAAAGGCCCCTCTGACCCTGATGGGTCGGAGGGCCTTCGTCAATGGGCTGACGAGCACGACCCCAAACCCGGCAACAAGAGGCCGATGTACCCCGACGGCATACCGCGCAGGAGCTGGTAATGCAGGCGTACATACAGAACGATGAGGGTAAGATTATCGCAACCTATTCTGGCTCGCAGCTCTTCGTATTTCCTGGAGTCGACCGCGCAGCTGTCGCCTTCTTTCTCTTCCAGCTCCTAATGGAAGCGATGCCGACTAAGACTCCACAGGTAACATGGGGAACGGCTTGGAGCCCTAGGAATGTGGGTACATAGCTATGACAACTGTTACTATCCGGCATCCCGTAACTACGCGTCTTGACGACGTGGGAGCCGGCGTGTCATACGTTGGGGAAGCCTCGCCGGGCGAGGACACTGATGTCGCGCGCTGGCGCATCAAGCGAATTACCGAGACCGGTGCAGATATCGTTGTTGACTGGGCCGATGGTAACAACTCTTTTGATAACGTCTGGGACAACCGACTTTCGCTGGACTACAGCTAGAGGAGTAGACGATGGCGATAGGTGATGACTTTGAAATTCAGGGTGACGGCGACATCCGGGCAGTTGCAGGGACAGCGAACTATACTGTCCTAGAACTGCACAGGTGGCTCCAGGGCTTGGCCGACGACGCCCAGGCTGCCAGCGACGACTTCATGGACATCACCGCCGCCACGCCTTCAGAGCGCTCGACGGACAACATCGTCACGCTGAACGCGCCCTTCAACATCAACGACGCGACCTCGCAGCGACTCTACGATGGGTCCATCACGCAGGCCGGCGGCGACACGGTCTACGCCGGTATCGTCGTCGTGGGCGCGGTGGAATCTGGAACCCAGATTCAGCTCTGGCAAGACGAGGCCGTCTACTCCTCGTTCTGGAGCACGGGCATCAACGCCAACGCAGCCGCCAGTATCCTGACCCGGATGCTCGTCAAGGTCCGGCAGAACGGTGCGGATATCGACCAGAAGAAACTCATCTTCTGGGCGCGTGAGCTATCGGATACCTACGCAGAGTTCTCCCTCACCGCTGCCCTGGGTAACAACGTCGCGGCCCTCTTCACGGCCAACGACCTCAACAACCAGACTGACTCCGCCACGATTGACACCTGGGACGACATTGTGAACACCGAGGGTTACCAGCTTTTCGACATCTCGGGCAACGCGGTCAACGAGCCGTACTACTCGCAGTGGGACAAGGCGTCGCGCACCGCCAACCAACTGTACGAGCGAACGAAGTGGATTGCTCGTCGCGGCTCAACAGAGGCCATCCACTCGACGACCGGTCCGCTTTTCCGCGGCATCACCCACCAGTTCGACTACGACGGCGAGTTGCAGACTTTCGCCGAAGACGCCATCATCGCGTGGGGTACGTCCTTCGCCTACGACGGCGGCACGGGCACCGTCCCAGCCGCCGGCCAGTACTGGGAGAACCTGACCACGGGCGGCGTCGGGAAGGTCGTCCACGTCAGCTCGGGCGCGGGCGCAACCGGTTCGGTCGTCCTTCAGCGCGAGGACCCGACTAGCCCGACGTGGGTGGACCCCGGCAACTTCTCGCTCCTCGGTGGGACAGGCAGCATCGACATCAACGGCGCCGTCACGGGAAATACGAATACGGGTGGTTCCGGCCGAATCCTCGCCCTCGACGACAACGGTGCAGATGGAGTCATCTGGCTCCAGCTCCTCAGCGGGGGTATCGGCGGCAACAACTACGTCATCTTCCAGCGGGGGACGACCGGTGCGTTCGCCGACCAGAACGGGGCCGCGACTGCCCGGACGGTTAAGCCCGAGTTCATCGGGACATTCACCGGAACGGCGTTCATCGGAGCATTCGGCATCGGCATGAAGCCGTCCGAGACAGCCGCCGCTGACCTGTTCACTGACCTTGTGGGCTCGACCTGGAACCCGCCCAACCTCCAGGATTTCACGGTCTTCGGACTCATCTCAGGCGACCGGGTACTGGTAGTGAACAACCAGGCCGGCGCGCCCGACTTTGACCAGCTTATTTTGAACACGACTCTATCTGGAGGAGCCGAGACGCAGCTGGTCGTTACGGCTGCCATCCCGGCCGACACGCCAACGGCAGGGTCCCTTCGGGTCCAGCTCGACACCGGCGTCTACCGCTACGTGGAGTACGACTCCTGGTCGGGCAGCACGTTCCAGCTCGACGCCGCGTACCAGAACTGGGCAGACCCGCTCGACGCGACGGCGCCTAAGAACGTCTTCATCGGCTACATCGACAAGGCTACGGCAACGACCGAGGAGACGGTCACGCTGGTCTTCAGCGGCGCTCGGACGATGTTCGTTCGCGTGCGCGACGGCGGAGTGACCCCCATCAAGACCTTCGAGACAACTGCTTCGTTTGGTACGGGCGGAGGTTCGGCAACGGCCATTCGTACGTCTGACGCGTAAGGGGCCTAGATGACAGTTGCGGACTACTCCATACCCGAGTTGGCGACGCTGACTACCTGCGAAGTCACCACCGGCTTCGCGGAACCCGGAACGTGGACTTACGGGGGAGCGCCGGCGGACGAGACCGACTACTACATTCAGGGAACACACTGCGTCTCTAAGACGTTTGGTGGCGCGTCCCCCGGCCTTGGTGGTTTGATGTACGACTCGGGCTCGGACCAGGCGCTCGCCGCGGATGAGGTCTTCCTATGCTGGGTGTGGCACGCCGCCCCTCCCGCGATGGACACGTATTCTGCTGGTGGGATGCGCTTGATGGTCGGGAGCGCGAACACGGCATTCAAATCGTGGTTCATCGGCGGGAGCGACATCACACCGTACAGCGGGTGGAAGTGCGTCCCGGTGGACCCGGCCATCACCTCCGAGGAGACCGTCGGGTCCCCGACAGCGGGCGTCCACCGGTTCTTCGGAATGGCCGCCAAGAGCATCAATGCTATCGCCAAGG